CAACAAACTACTGTCGCATCTCACACCCGCAGAAAGGTTTAATTCCTTTCAAAGCATTCGATTATCAGCAGGATCTTTTAAAAGACTTCCGCGATTATCGTTTTAATATTATTCTAAAAGCCCGACAGTTGGGTATTTCTACTATTAGTGCTGCGTATGTGGCGTGGCTAATGTTGTTTCATAAAGACAAGAACATTCTTGTCGTTGCTACCAAGCTACAAACGGCTACTAACTTAGTCAAAAAAGTAAAAGCGATCATTAAGAACCTGCCCAAGTGGATGCAGATCTCTGATATTACAGTAGATAACAGAACATCATTTGAGCTTTCCAATGGTTCGCAGATTAAAGGCTCATCAACTTCTGGCGATGCTGGTCGTTCCGAGGCACTTTCGCTTCTGATCATCGATGAGGCTGCTCACGTTGAGAAGTTAGAAGATCTATGGACCGCGCTTTATCCCACACTATCCACAGGTGGTCGCTGCATTGCGCTATCCACTCCTAACGGTGTAGGTAACTGGTTCCACCAAAACTGTGTTGAAGCAGAAGCCGGCATAAATGATTTTCATATGACGACCCTTATGTGGGATGTTCACCCTGAGCGTGATAAGAAATGGTTTGAGAAAGAAACCAGAAATATGTCCAAGCGCCAGATCGCTCAGGAGTTGGAGTGTAACTTCAATGTATCTGGTGAAACTGTTATCCACCCAGATGATCTACAATGGTATATGGAAAAAGCCCGCGCACCAGAGTATCGCACTGGCTTTGATAGAAACTATTGGATTTGGAAACAATACGACCCAGAGAACCATTATCTGATTGTTGCCGACGTTGCTCGTGGCGACGGTAAAGATAACAGCGCTTTTCATATTATAGAACTTGCGAACCTTGAACAAGTCGCTGAATATGTAGGCAAACCAACACCAGACGACTTTGCAGATATTCTATCTAATGTAGCAGCTGAATACGGCAATCCTATGTTGGTAATAGAAAACAATAATATTGGCTTTGCTGTTCTTAAAAAGTTGATAGATAAAGGGTATCCTAATCTCTACTACACAACAAAGGGTGATCACCAATATGTCGATCCCCTAACCGCACAATGGCAATCAAACGTAATACCCGGTTTTACAACTTCTTCCAAAACAAGACCTTTGATCGTTGCGAAAATGGAAGAGTTTATGAGAAATAAACTAATTACGATTAACTCAAATCGTTTGCTTTCTGAAATGAAAACATTTATTTGGCATCACGGAAGACCGCAGGCGATGAGAAGTTACAACGACGATCTAACAATGTCGTTCGCTATTGGATGCTGGGTGAGAGATACCGTGATTGTAGAAAGCCAAAAGAACGTGGAGTACAGCAAATCTTTCTTGTCTGCTATCAGCACGGCGAAAACTTCTATTGCCACGACTATTCCTGGGATGCAGGGACATAAGATAACAAAAGAATCTGAAAGAGCTAAGCAGGCAGTAGACTTTCAACACCAATACATAGGATTAATAAAAGGTTAGGATAAGACATGGCCAAGAAAGAGAACAACCCAAGGAATCCAGCGTCACCGCTGTTCAAAAGACTAACCAGACTTTTATCTGGACCAGTCGTTAACTACCGTACACAAGTTGGTAGACAGGAAAGAAGAGCGGATCTGGATAAATATCGTTATCGTTTTCGTTCTATGTCTGGCCAGGAGTTCAAGAGACACGATTCTAACATGTCTCAGAACTACAACCTTTACACATCAGCAGCATTCCGTAACCAAAACCGAGCAGAGCGCTACATTGATTTTGAGCAAATGGAATACATGCCTGAGATTGCTACCGCTCTAGATATCTATGCTGATGAGATGACGACATCAAACGAATATGATCGTCTTCTAAACATTGATTGTCTCAACCACGAAATTAAAACTATCCTTGAGTCCTTATTCTACGACGTTCTAAACATTGAGTTCAACTGCTTTGGTTGGGCGCGCTCTATGTGCAAGTATGGCGATTTCTTCCTTTATATGGACATTGACGAGAAGCTAGGCATTACATCTCTTATTGGTATGCCCAACAACGAAGTAGAGCGCCTTGAAGGTCAGGACCAAACAAACCCTAACTACGTTCAATATCAGTGGAACGGCGCCGGTATGACCTTTGAGAACTGGCAGGTTGCGCACTTCCGCATTTTAGGCAACGATCGTTACTCGCCATACGGCACATCTGTTTTGGATCCTGCCCGACGTATTTGGCGACAGCTTACACTTCTAGAAGATGCGATGATTGCTTATCGTGTTGTTCGTGCCCCAGAGCGCCGAGTATTCAAGATTGACGTAGGCAACATTCCGCCACAAGATATTCCACAATATATGGAAAAAGTCAAGTCGGAAATGAAGCGTAACTCTCTTGTGAATGCCACAACTGGCCGCGTGGATCTTCGCTACAATCCGCTATCACTTGAAGAAGATTACTTTATTCCGATGCGTGGTGGCGTTGGATCGGAGATTACATCGCTTCCTGGCGCCAAGTCTTTGGACGATATTGAAGACGTTAAGTATCTTCGTGATAAGTTATTCGCAGCGATCAAGATCCCACAGTCTTATCTAACCAACCTTGAAGGCGGGACAGAAGATAAGACTACCTTAGCTCAGAAGGATATCCGTTTCGCAAGAACTATTCATAGACTTCAAAGATCGTTGGTTTCCGAGTTGGAGAAGATGGCGATAGTGCATCTTTACACACTAGGCTTTAGAGGTCAAGACCTTTTAGGATTTAAGATTACTTTGAACAACCCCTCACGCCTTGCCGAACTACAGCAGCTTGAATACATGAAGACAAAGTTCGAGACTGCTACATCAGTTCCAGAAGGTACATTCTCAAAGCGTTGGGTTGCAGCCAACATTCTTGGAATGTCCGATTCCGAGTTCCTTCGCAACCAGCGCGAAACTTTCTATGACCGTAAATATCAGCAGGCTCTTGAGTCGGTTGTTGACGAAGGCGCTGAGCTTGGTGGCGAAGAAGGCGGTGGTCTCGGAGGAGATCTCGGTGGCGACTTGGGTGGCGACCTTGGGGGTGACCTAGGCGGTGACTTGGATCTCGGTGGTGAAGAAGGCGTAGGAGCGCCGGAAGGCGGCGAGGATGACGTTTTATTGGCGACTCCTGGGCGTAGAGAGGACAACCCAACAAAGCATCAAGGTGCGCCTTATAAGCGTGTCGATGTAGATAAAAGAAAAGGATCTTCAGCAAGATATTCGCAAGGTCCGATGAAGCGCGAAATCAAGCGAATGGTTCGCGGTCCAGAGATGGGAACAACCTCCAGAACTGTACATCCCGGCAAGGTAGGAGTTCCTGATATGAGAGCACTAGTTGGTCTAGAAGAGAATCTCAAGCCTACTTATACTAGGGACGAGCACACACTTTTCGAGAACACCAATAAAGTTCGTATGTTAGTAGAACAAATGGAGAGCAAAGAGGTAGACAAAAATGAAGCATAATAAAAAAAGAAACACAGCCTTTATTTATGAAACGCTCACAAGAGAACTAACAAAGGCAATCGTTGATAAGAACAGCGATAGAAAAGAAACTGTTCTTGCGATCATCAAAGAAGGATTTGGTGGCGACTCAACATTAACAAAAGAACTTTCTCTTTACAAAACTTTGCTTGAGACGAAAAACATCCAACCTAAACTTGCTGAGAGAATGCTTCAAGAAACAAAGTTTGCTTATTCAAAGTTGGATTCCTCCGAGGTTTTTGACGCACAGTCTCGAATGATTGCTGCTATCAATAAACAACTAGGACAGGACGTTTGGTCTAACTTTGTCCCAAACTTTAAGTCTCTTGCTTCCGTAAATGCTATCTTCAACACAAAGACGCCTGTAAAAAGCAAAGTTCTTTTTGAGCAGGCAATCGTAGATTCAATGAGCGCTGACCAGCCTCTTACCGAGTCTAACAAAATGGAGTCTTTGGACAATCTAACTTACAACTCTTTTATTAAGAAGTTTAACGAGAAGTACACCACTCTTCTTAAGGAACAGAAAGATCTTCTTAACCAATACATTACAAGCTTTGCAGATGACGGGTTCGAACTTCGTATTTACTTGAACGAAGAATTGGAAAGGCTTAAGAGCTTAATTAGTGACGCGAGTCAAAATACTGTCGAACCTCTCATTTCGCAAAAACTAAACGAAGTGTCCGAGTACCTTGAGGAGTTCCGCAAGCGCGAGTTTACAGATAACGATCTAAACAAGGTTCTCAAAACACAAGAACTTGTTCAGGAACTAACTCAAAATGATTAAGATTAAAGTCGGTGGACCACAGGCAACCGTCGAGCTTCAAGCGCGCAAAGCCCTTGATGGTTCACTTCTTATTATGGATCACAACAAGATTGACATTGCCGTGATGCCAAAGCAAATGAAAGTTGTGACCGTTCCAAAGACTAATACGTCTGAAGATGTCTATGCTTATCAGGACCGGCTACTAGAGCTTCTTGCCGATAAGGGTGTTATTGACCGTTCTTCCATTCAGGGCGGAAATGTTTTTCGCTCTCTGGAAGGTAAGTTACTTACTAATGATGATATCAATCCTCTGCAGGCTGCTACATTTGTAATCGCAGAGTTTATTGAGTACGAGGCAGAGCACGAAAGGATTGCCGACGAATACGAGAAGGAGTTGGAGGATATGTATACACGTCCATCCGACCGCGACTCCACCGAATACGGCGAGGTTCCACAGTATGCCGAGAAGGGCTCTATGCGTCCTGGCTACTACTATTACCCACTACGCAACAGGTACTAGATTATGTCTGATATGAAACTCATAATGGAAAACTGGCGACAGTTTAGCGAACAGGAAGGCGACCCGCAACAAGCCGAGCCAAAAGTTCAGACTGTTGGTCAGCTTCGCACATTGTTTAAAAATATGAAACTTAAAAAGGCTGGTGGTGCTGCAGCAAAGCGGCTTGCTAAATTTGGTCTTAGTTTCCTGGGGCCTGTTGGTGCGGTCCTTGATACAGCTTGGGACGCTGCTGACGATGGCTCTGAGATGGTTGGTGCCGTAAAGGCACTTTACGGAATGGATGATAAATACAAATCCAACACCGGACTCGATGCACTCAATGTTGATGACAACGTATCCAAAATTGTGGATGATCCTATCGAGGTAGCTTTCCTAAAATATTTTATCAAAAAGCTATCAGCTGCTGACGATTACACGCTTCTTTCGGACTATGATATGGAAAAGGAATTACAAGATTTTCTGGCTGCACGGTTCGATGGACATTCAGTAAAGAAATAGCAGAGGCTTACTTGGAACTACTACATTTTATTCTTGCCGCTTATGGCATGACCTTCATTATTGTTCACGGACACATCTTCAATAAAATACGACCACCCTGCGCAGCTTGGGGTGGCTTCGGACGTTTATTTCACTGTTGTTTGTGTATGGGATTTTGGGTTGGAGTGTTTCTCTGGGGCATAAGTCCATATACAGAACTATTTAATTTTGATCGTACACTTGCAGATGCTTTTATTTGTGGGTGTATTAGCGCTGGAACATCATACATTTTAAGTATGATAGTAAATGATTACGGGATCAACTTGGTCCACAAAGGAGGTGAATCATGAAAAAGTGGCAAATCCAGCCTGTACGCCGCTGCTGCTCCGGTAGCTGAATTTATGTGGGGGTGAAAGCCCCCACGTTAAATCTTTTTGAGAGGACGACGATGGCTAAACTACTACGAGAATTTTATGAACTATGCGAAGGTGGCGTCTGCCAAGACCTTCTGACCGAATCTGAAAAGCAGTTTGTTCGCGATGGCGGTATGATGCTAACAGGCAAACTACAAGAAGCTGAGGTCCAGAACGGAAACGGACGCGTATATCCTCGCCGTGTATTGGAAAGAGAAGTTAAGCGATACGCAAAGGTCGTTGAGGACCGTCGCGCTCTTGGCGAGTTGGATCATCCGGATTCTTCTATTATTAATTTAGCCAACGTGTCCCATATGATTACAGAGGTTTGGATGGATGGTGCCTCTGTGATGGGCAAATGCAAAGTTCTTGACACCCCATCCGGTCAGATTCTACGTGCCTTGGTAGACTCCGGAGTAAAGATTGGAATCTCTTCCCGTGGTATGGGATCTGTAAGAGAGCAAAGAGGACAGACAATCGTAGAAGACGATTTCCAGTTGATTTGCTTTGACATTGTGTCCGAGCCTTCGACTCCAAATGCTTTCATGGCTTTGTCTGAAGGTAAACTAATGAATGAAGAAGTTCAAAAAAATAACAAGATTATAAATCTTATGAATGACATTATTGGAGATTAAAGATGGAAATTTCAAAAGAAGAATTAGAAAAGATTATTAAAGAAGAAATTGACGTTGCTGTAGAGGAGGGTCTGTTCGATAGACTGTCAGCTAGAGCGAGAGGAACCGCAGCCAGTCTTGGTCAAAACATTAAAGCTACTCGCAAGCAGCTTGGTGGTAAATTAGCTGGTGGTAAAGACGAAGAACGTGGTAAACAGCAGGCTAAATCAATGCGTGGGCAGGCTGCTGCAATGAAAAAAGCTAAGCAAACCGAGATCATTGTTGGCAACCATCTTAAAAGGCTGCAGAAAGATTTAGATAAATTGGGACTTGGAGACCAGCAATCAGTAAGGTCTGCGCTAGGACAACTAGAAGCAGCCGTGAAGCAAGCTGCAGCAGGTAGAACTAGCGAGGAATAGATGAAAAAGTCGGAGTTCAAAAAGCTAATCAAGCCCATTGTTCAAGAGTGCATCAAAGAGTCGCTTCTTGAAAATGGTTTAATTTCCGGCATTATTGCCGAGGTTGTTAAGGGAATGTCTTCACAAACTATTGTCGAAGCAAAGGCACCACAACCAAAAGTAGATCCTGTTATGGAAAGAATGAAAGCAAACGCTTTCAACAAAGAACAATCCGGCAAACTAAAAGAACATAAGAAAAAGCTTATGGCTGCTATTGGCGGTTCGGCTTACAACGGCGTTGATTTGTTTGAAGGAACAACACCAGCCCCAGCGCAGGCAGCCCCAACCTCACAGGCATCTCCAATGTCCGGGCAAAGCCCAAGCGATCCAGGCGTAGATATCTCTAGTCTCTTTGGAGCAGTAGGTAGAAACTGGAACGCTCATATGAACGAAATGAAAGAAAGAGAGTAACAAAATGGCTGTTAACCTTAAGGTAGTCAAGAGACACGGCGAGTCAGATGAGAAACTAATTCGTCGTTTTAACCGCAAGTGTAAAAAACAAAAGATTGTCCAAGAGTATAGAGAAAAAACTGATTACTATATCAAGCCGTCTATCACAAAAAGATTGAAAAAACAGAAAGCAATTCGCGAACAGCAGAAGCAAATGCGAAAAGAACAAGAGAAATTGTTTAGGTAATCTTAATTTAATTTACTATTTAATAACGGAGAATCATAAATGACAACTTACAATTACAAACCAGGGCTAGGAAACGTTGGATCTTACCAAGCATCCGGCATTCCTTATGTTACATGCTCTTTAACAGTTCCGGCCAACAATGCTGCTGGAGGGGCTCTTAATGTTCAATTTCCGTCTGTAACAAGAGAGTTCACCGTTCGTAATGACGGTAGTCAGGATATTAGAGTTGGATTTTCTGCAGCCGGTGTTTCGGGTTCTGCCACAAACTTTTTTAGTCTTGCTGCTACTGGGTCTTTCTCTGCTCCCATGAAAGTAACTGATTTATTTTTGATTTCTTCTGATACCTCGGCAGGCGAAGCAACTGTTATTGGCGTTCTTACAGGGATCGATAGACATCAAATAAATAATAACTGGTCAGGATCTGCGGGCGTAGGCTAATGGGCAAGTTTGCCTTTGATCCAGATCTTGCTAGTGAAGCTGTTTCTTCTTTCGCAGCCAATGGATTTAGCTCAGACTTTTCAAAACCTTCCGATGATAGCGGTGGTGGTGGCGCCGATGCGTTTCTGACCGCCGTGCAGGCCATCTCCGGCCTGCTGTACATCTACCAGCCGCCGGATTCGGTGGGTTCGCTGTCGTCGGGCGACGACTCGATGGTG